TGTCAGAAAACGTCTGCACCTCGTACATCCGCTTCTGGTCGTTCGACAATCGGGTAACGACAAAGGGATAGTCATCATAACCATTGAGAAGCTCATGCTTCGCATATCCATCCGTTGTCGGGTGGAACACAGTACAGTAGATGCCTTCAGACCCATCCTCTTCGTCGATCAGACGTTGATACGCATAAACAACCATAACGAGGTCGTTGTCGTCGGTAATGGGGATGCGGTCGATGGTCTTCTGTTTCTCTCCGTCGAGGTAGAACGAGTCCTTGCCTCGGAGATTTTCGATAGCGGACTCCACCCACTTCTTGTCCCAGCCCTCGTTGGCTGCTTTCTTCTCAAGTTCTTGGGATGTAAGGAATGTACGCCAAAAGATGTAGGGGCTGCGCTGCGGGTCGCTGACATACGCCGGGAACATTACCTCGCCGTCTGGAGCGCAGGAGTACACCACAGGGCAGTCCACGCTGGTGCGCGGGATCGGGATCTGCGTGATACCCTTCTTGCGGAGTTCGCGGATCGCCTTCTTCCCACGCTTGTCGGACACCGCTGGGAATGCCTGTTGGATCATCGCCAGCACCGCCTCGTCGTCGTTGCCCAATGCAATCATCTCGGCAAGGTCGGGAGCTATCGCTGCGATCTCCTCCAACGAGACAGTCTGAAGGTAGGTGCGCTTCTCGCGCTTCCAGCCGACATACGACACCATGATGCCCTTCTCCAGTAGGTAGTTCGCTCCCAACTCCATCTGGTTCTTGAAGTCTGGGATGTACGAGTTCCTCATCCACTTGAGGAAGTTGGAGACGACGCCAGCACGGGGCATCGCCGCCATGCTTGTCGGGAACGCCTTGATGTGGCTTCGCTCAAGGGCTTGGTCGAACAGAGAAACGTATGCGTTGATCCGCTCGCCGATGACGTTGACTTCCATGTCGGAAGCACCCTGCCAAGGGAATGCGTTCGGCCCGTTCTTCCGTAGGTCGTCGCTCTTGCCAGGCCACAAGTTGCGCCTCTCGTCATACGACCGAAGACACGCTTCAAAGTATTCTTCTAGGTCTAACAGGCAGGTATCATAGGCATTGGAAAGCGCATTGATATTAGGCTCTCCGTCGGCGTAAATCATCGCCTCCACCTCTTCCATCGTAGGATCACTCATTTGTCTATGTAGTCGTAAATGACTTCACCGCCATCCAGATTGGTGCGGGAAATCTTGATGATTTTTCCGATAAGCCTGTCACGGACACGCCTAGACGCTCTTACTACTATCTTTTCGCCATTTAGTAAAGCCTCCACCATAGTCGGGTTTTTACACGCTCGGATGGTTTTTACCTCGTAAATGCCACGCATGGGCATATTGGGTTCCTTGTCGGGAATCACCTCGGCTACATTCTCCACCACGGGTTCAACAACCTTCTTGGGTCGTCCACGTTTCTTTGCTTGTGTTTTCATAGATTAGTATCCACCTCCTCCTTGTCTTGTTGCCATTGTGCGGCTGTCGTCAACATGGTCAATCGCGGCAATCGCAGCGTAACGGCAAACATCAATAACATCCTTCCACGCTTCTTTTAGCCCTTGTTCCCCAGTGTATTCCGACAACCCTTGGATGATGTTCTCGCAGTCCTCGGTGATGTAGAAGTGTGGGCGGTTTACGGAGTCCATTTCCTTCGTCGTATCCCACGCCATCTTGCCAATCAGGGCTTGCAGCCCATCGTCAATGTCCAGCCCCGGAGCCGGGATTACCACCATGCCGTGGTCGCTCAAGTCCTCGATGATCGACGAGGAACCATCAGATCCTTGGTACTTGGCAGCACCTAGCCTCGGGTCGATCAGCCGCTCAAAGATCTCCTCCTCGCCCTCCATCTCCTTGACTAAATCCACATAGTCCCTGATGCCGAATCCCTGCCCCTTGGCCCCATCGCCCGGAACCCACTTGCCGCCCTTCCACTCTGCCCAGTCCCCCACGTCCACCCCAGGCCATTCTCGGTAAACGTAGAACGTCCCTGTGGCATCCACCGCGATCCAGCACATGAACCAGTTCTTGGCTCCGGCGGGGTCGATAACATGGTATCGGGTGATCCCCGATTTGGGAACTTGATCTGCCTTGATGACGTTGACCGCCTTGTTGAACTTGGGGAACTTCGTGTGGTGCGACTTGGTTGCCACCCCATACGCCCGGACGAGGATCTCGTTTCTAGGCTTGCCAACTAGGGTGTCCTTGATCCGCTCATACCCGCCCCACGGGTTGTCCTCTGACCAGAAGTAGTGGACTGTCCCCTTGATGTGTTTGCACTCAAGGATCGTTGGGATCTTGTCGTTCTCCAGAAGTTCTGCATGACGGCTTTCCAGCACCCTCCCTCCATCGACGTATTGCTTGACGACATCCGTCATCCCGAAGATCGGGGTGAACGTGAGGATCATCTTGGAGTTCCTCGTCGCCAACCGGAACCGCAGGGTTTCGATGATCTCCGGGCCTCCAAGGTACTCGTCAAGCCACACGCCAATGTTTAGCCAGTTGGCACTCAACGACCCAAGCTCCGCACCCTCTAGGATCGTCGGATTATTGCTGTACGCAGCATACGTCTTGAACGATACCCGCGATCCATTCGGCAGGATGAACGAGTTGTCCGTGAACCCAGTCTTGCGCTTGTAGCTGATGTAGGCACTAGCACTTGTTTGCTTCGTCTTGTACTCCGATGGAAGCCAATCGTACACCGCGCTTTGTTGCTGTCGGATCGAGACTTCCGCAGTTTGGGCAAAGCAGAATATCTCGGAGTTCGGATTCTCTACAGCAGCACGAACAACAGCATAAGAACCAAACTGTGTTTTCCCACTCCGGTTTCCACCACTAATCAACGCTTCGTTTCGATCCGCGATGTAATGCTCAACCTTTTTCCAGTTCTCAAAGATCCATCCGTAGCGATACTTGTCGTTGATGCTGTTGCGGATTGCTTCTTCACGGAACTCATGGATCTTCACAAGTTCATTCGGGGAAAGCTCTGCGATTTCCTCGTCGGAGGGAACCGGCAACATCGGATGTGGCGTCCAAGTCAACATGGGTCAGGCCAGAGGACGGCTCCACAGGTTGGGGTTGAGAATCATTTTACTCGATGATTTCTGCCTCCAAAGTCTTTCTTTGTGACTTTTTCGCCACACGCATCCGGGCCTCCTCAATCATCTGGGCAGCTTCGTCCAAGGACGCACCCCTCCGATGCTCGATCACCGCAGTTGCCATCCCAGCCAATTGAGAGGATTTATCGGTCATAATGCCCACAACCAAGGCCAGTCTGTCCGGACTGATTTTCGCCAACTCCTCGGGACTCTGGGATAATTGCTCGGCCTTGTGGAACAAAAGATCCGTGTACTCCGCAGCCGCCATCGCGTATCGGTTGGCAAACTCCTTGCGCTTGGACTCCAAGGTGTCCCCATGCGTCCATTCTAGCCTTCTGACGGACTCATGCCCCAGTCCTGTAGTCCGTGCCACATCGCAGATCCTAGCCCCTTGTGCGAGCATCCAGAGGGCTTTGGCGGCAATGTCCGGCTTGGTCTTCTCGACGCACCCCCGGCCCATGCCCTTCGCCCTCTCGCGGATCTCACCCATGAACTCCTTCATGGCCTCCGGGCTGTCGATCCTAGCGTCCTCCTGGATCGCTTGTTGGTCTGTGGTCATTTGCGCTTGGCAGATTTCCTAACCCTGACCTTGCCAGAATGCAACTCTTTTTCAAACTTGGACTTCTGGGAAGGAGAAAGCGGGGAACCCTTACTCATCAGATAACGCACCTGCTTTTTAGTAGGATTCTTTGGCATTTTATTCTTCCCCCATTATTTTATCCAATTCTTCTTGGTCATCTCTAAATTTATTCGCCATTTGAGACAAATACATTGAAAATTCCTCGTCATTTTGCGCCTGCCTAGCCAATGCCATCAAACCATTTCTGGTTGTGAACATAGATCCAAGCATATTTTTGTATGCAGCATCAATTTGCCCAGAACTTCCAGTTCCAGCAGCCATTGCACTAATTGCTTTATTGAGCGTTTTCTTTTCTGGAGTTGATGCGCTCAACATTGCCGCCATCAAGCTATTCCTAACTCCACCAGTAACTCCGTGAGCCAGATAAAGGCTGACTCCAGCAAGTCCGGCAGTCATACGCAATGGTTCACCTTGATTTGCTATTCTTATTTGATTTGCATTGTTTACTTTGGCGAGATCATAAAGAAATTCAGCATCCCCTTTGCCAAGAGCAAGCTCCATTTTTCTCCGAAGGTTGGATGTGCCAACAGGAGCATCCATTGCTTTCACAAAAGCTTCGGTGTCAAACATTGGAGTATTAGGCAAACCGGCAGGGTGGTTGCCACCGGGGAAACTATTCAGTAGTTCTCTAGCGAAATCACCTTTGAACGCATTTCTTGATGCAGGATCAAGTTTCCCTAGTTGAAGAAGTGCCTTTTCTGCTTGGGACGTGGTTGTCCCATCGCTCAAAAGAAACCTCGCGAACATATCCGGGTCGATGCTCGCGAAATCACCTTTTTGGGCTAGTTTGTAAATTTCGCTATTTTGCAAAGACTCAAGATTTCTCTCCGCATCTAACCGAAGGTAAATTTGCTTTATTGCTTTTTTGCGGCTTGCATCATCAAGAGTGCCTCCGAGCATTCTAATGTCATCGTAAGAAAGATTTTTGCCAAGCCCTGCCCTACTCAATGTATTATTGAGTTCGTCAAGCGAAAGCATCATTCTATCAGCGGAACCACCCCACAGTTCCTGCATCATGCCACGATCATACTTGACTGATGAAATTTTCACACCAGGCTTCCCAAAACCAAGATCATAAAGATACTGTTGCTGCATCATATCCCTGATGCTTGCGGTGATACCATTCCTAGATGGATTTTGTGCTTCATACCTAGAAACGGCATCCATCACATTGCGGATCTTCGCAGGCTCCCTCATGACAGCTGAAACAATCTCTCTGGGAAACATTTTCAAATCGCCGCCTTCTTCTCGCAAAACTTTG